ATGAGCATAAAGATTGATAAAAACGCATACGAGAAGCTAATCAAAGAAGATTTAGACTTTCTCAATAAACATTGCCCGGATAGCTTAGAATTTGATCATATTAAGTTAATTGTTTGTAGTTCTATTGATTGGTATTATCCTGATAAGAACACTTGTACAGCGTTGAAAAGGATAGATAATAGGCTTAAAGTTGAACTTCAGGAGCAAAAGGACGCAGGTAAGCAGTTTCTATTTGATCAGGAAATAGACGGCTTGATTGATAGCATACTAAAAGGAGAATAACCCTCAAAACAAAATAGAAAGGAACAAGAATATGACAGTACAGGAATTGATTGACAAGTTAAGCGATATAGAGAATAAGGGAGCTGATGTTTTCCTTGATTCAGGAGATATAAATCTCTGGAATGCTAATGAAGTCTATCTTGATGATGATAAGACAGTAGTAATTATTGCAAACTAATAACAAGAAAGAAAGGAGATATCATGGAAATATTAACCGCATTACAATGGGCTAAAAGGGGTTTTGTACCCAATGAGGATGCAAAAGGTGAAGAAGGCTGGAATAACAATTATTATCGTTATCGGGTTATTCGTTTCTCTGAAAGTGAAGTATATGAGGATCTTGTGGCTGCAAAAGCTATTGTATCAGCTAAGAACAAGGAATACAGGGCAAAGGCCAAAAAACGAGAACAGAAAAGAAAAGATACTGCGGAATATAGAGAAAAGATGAAAACTAAATGGCAGTGGCTACAAGAGGGAAAAATCCCGAACGAGGATGCACGGTGGAAAGTTGGTGAAGAACTGAACAAAACGTATAATTGCTGCTCTTATGGAAGCAACTACTGTTATTGTCATGAGAGATACACCCATGAGCCTAAAGATGATGAAGAGATGCAAAAAGCTATTGAGGATTATCAAAGGAATGGGAATAGTTGGGTATGAATATAAACAAGATAGAAATGAATAAAAAGGAAATATCAATGAAAAAAGGTCAGAAAGTACGCATACTGCGTACAAATGAAATCGCGACAATCGTAGAAGTAGAGTTGATTCGTAAGAGTGGTAAAGTACACAGATATTGCCATCTAAAGGTGGATAAAAAGCCGGACTTGTGGTTGGACGCTTCTGAACTGGGCGGATTGGTGGAAAGGTGCCGGATCACTTTTCATGATGATAGAGGACAGGAATTATACTTTGATGTGGAGCGTGATTACCGCAAGGAGAATTTGAGTATGACATTGACCGGACGGAATCCGGAGAATCTCAAGGAACATCATGGTATCAATATACTAATGGCCGAAGTGTTGTGCAAAGGTTTAAAAACATACATATAACGTCCTTGATAACTCCTTTTACAACGATTTCCTTTGTACCGAATTAAATCATCTGCAATATGATTAAAGTTACCGACATTTACGCTGCCACCCATGATGGGTTAGATATCATCCTATATTACTACCCGCAGGCTGAGGGCTGCGTAGACAATAAAAAGAAGTTCAAGCGTCGCCCTGATGAGGACGACGCCTCTGCCTGCCTCAAGAAGTTCCAGGACTGCTACAAGGTTACTGATTTTGGGGATTCGGGTTCTGCCATGAGCCCGATAGACATTTGTATGAATGAGGAGAATGTACGTTTTCCTGAAGCGGTTGCCTTACTCGCTTCCCGGTATAACGTAACTGACGAACTCAAGCGTTCCGTTAACAAGCCTGATATTCGTAAGCGCCCGGCTACGGCTGATGAAGCTGAAGGCAACCGTTTTTTTGAACTGGAAGAGAAGTTCACCGATGAACAGTTGCTGGTTCTTGGTCCACGTGTCAAACAGGAGCACGTGGATGCGCTGCATTGGTATGTGGCTAAGTCTATTTCTTATGTTCGGAACCGGGAAGTAACCACCAAATATACTACGCCTACTTATCCTATTTTCATGCGCGAGTGTGTCGTTTCAAAGAAGGACGGCAGCCCTGCTAAGTTTTATAAAATCTATGAGCCGTTGAATCCTGACAAGCAATGGCGCTTTAGCTATACTCCGGATGGCGTAAAACCGAAACAATATATCAATGGCTTCGCGGAATTACAAAAGGCTTACCGGGATTTCAATGCACAGGAAGAAAAAAACTTTTTTAATGATCCGAAGAATAAGGATGCGCAGTATAAAGAACAGAAGCTTAAAGAGGCTTTTATTTGTTCCGGTGAACGCGATTCTCTGTGTGTACGCGCTTTAGGTGGACACCCGCTATGGTTCAACAGTGAAACCTATAAGGTTACGCCTGAAGAGATTAAGGATATATATAAGTATGTGGAACGTATCTATAATATTCCTGACATCGATGATACAGGTATTCGTAAGGGGACAGAACTGGCTCTCAGATTCTTAGATATATATACAATTTGGCTTCCGGATTGGTTGCGCGGTTATCGCGATCAGCGGGGAAAACCTCGCAAAGATTTTCGTGACTTTGTAGGTTTGCGCCCGAAGCAAGAGGATTTCCGTAATTTGCAGACATTGGCCATGCCGGCTAAGTTTTGGGTGGAGAGCTGGAGTGAACGTAGTAAGAGAATGGCATACGAGGTCAATACTGCTTATTTGCATTACTTTCTTACTTTAAACGGGTTCTATACATTAAGAGATGACAACTCCAATGAAGTAAAATATATCCGTCGGGAAGGCTGCATTATCAGTGAGATTAAGGCGAAGGATATATTGTCATTCCTTAAGCGTTTCACTATTGAGCGCTACCTTCCGGTAGATATTCGCAACTTGATCTTGAATTCACCTCGTACAGGCGAATCATCGTTGGCGCAACTTGATGAAATCAGTTTGGATTTTCGGAACTATACGCCAAGAGAACAATATATATTCTTTACAGGAGAAACGTGGGAAGTCAGTAAAGATGGTATTAAGTCGCTGCATGGCCAGATACCCGGTAATCGCAGCGCATGGCAGTCGAACGTAATCCCTCATAAAGTCAATATTCTTCCTCCGATGTTTGAATGGTCGCATCACAGAGATTCGGAAGAAAGGGATATATTCGATATTACTATCAAGAAGCATAAGAGTTGTTTTTTTAACTATCTTATCAATACCAGTCGTCTGCACTGGCGCAAAGAACTGGAATACGCTTGGCGGGATAAAGGTGTTGATGAAGCGGATAAGTACCGGGATGAACATAAATTTGACATCGCCGGACCGTTATTATCTTCAGATGAGATACGTGAACAGAAACAAAACCTATTGAATAAGATGTTTGCTATCGGTTATAATATGCACCGGTATAAATCTCCATCAAGGGCATGGGCACTGTATGCTATGGATAATAAGATTGGTGAAGACGATGAATGTAATGGTCGCAGCGGTAAGAGTTTTCTTTTCAAGACATTCCGGTTCTTCATGCGGACGGTGAACCTGTCCGGACGTAATCCCCGCCTGCTTGATAACCCGCACGTGTTTGATCAGGTGGATGTTCATACAGACTTCGTATTGGTGGATGACTGTGACCGCTATTTACCTATGAGCCAGTTCTATGATAATATCACTTCAGGCATGACTGTTAATCCGAAGAATAATAAATCATTTTTTATTGAGTTTGAAGAATCGCCGAAGTTCGGTTTCACAACGAACTACCGCGTGAGTTTGATCCGTCCACTTCGGCGCGTATGTTGTATATGGTATTCTCTGATTACTATCATCAGAAAACTGAGGAGAATGATTATTTGGAAACCCGGACCATTCGTGATGACTTTGACAAAAATCTGATGACTGCTACTGACTATTCTGAAGAGGATTGGAATTGGGATCTGAATTTTTTTGCCCAATGTCTCCAGTTCTATTTGGCTATGGCCGACCGCAGCATTAAGATACAGCCTCCCATGGATAACATCATCACGCGCAAGCGCAAAGCTGATATGGGTAGCGATTTCGAAGACTGGGCTTATTGTTATTTTTCCGAGGACAGTGGAAATCTGAATATCCCTATTGTCCGGGAACTGGTCTATGACGATTTTATTGCCGCATCCAAGTCTAAGAAAGAATATTGGAAGATGCAGCGCTTTACCAGGGCATTACGTAGCTTCTCTGAATTGTGCCCCTATATAGCTGAGATGAATCCGCCGGAATTGCTAAATAAATCAGGTCGATACCTTCAAAAGGTAGACGGAAAGACTAAGGAGATGATATATATGCGGTCGATGCAGAAGAATGGAGAACCGGCAGCCTTTGTGCCACAGACAGAAAGTATTGATGGACCCCCGTTCTGAGTATATTAAACACTATGAGCGGTTCCTTCCGGAAATGTTGGCAAATGAACGGGCCTCACTCTATATACATCAGGTATATGACTATCTGGAGATGATGAAGCCGGCTACTATTTTGAATCTTCAGGCCGATGAAGATAAACTTCCATGGATGCTGGTAGCTGTAGGAGCATTTTTGCCGGCACAGGATCATTGGATGGATTTTGAACTGAATGATGACTATACTAAGTTGCGACGAAAAGAGGTTCCGCCTAATTTTCGACGGGCTATGAAGAATAAACATCCGGTAACAGAATAGTATTGCAAAGCCGTTGGCACAAGTTGTCAACGGCTTTTACTATTTAAAGAGCTGCCGACAACACTTCCTTGTTCCGGGTTTCTCACTCTCTTTCCTTATTTTCTGCAAAAACTTTGTAACTCTGTAACCGATGTTTGAAAAAGAAGATAAACTATTAATAAATAGATAGTAACAAAGGTTACAATTTCAGTAACAAAGACTGGTTACAAAAAATAAGGGTTTGTTACTTTTATGATGCCAATACGAAAAGAGGCTTGGTGTTACAACTTTATTGGAATGGCACAACTTGGTGTTATATGGTTTGTTACTGATTGGCTTGCTGAAAATCAGTGTGTTATCTGATAAAAGTTACAAGTTACAAAGTTGCACAAATTTCTAAGCAAAATAGTTATTATGGCGTACAATGTAGAGAATGTCAGTATGAAATAATGTGGTAATTCGCTGGATATGTAAATATTTTATGATTATAGGTAATTTCTACAGAGATTAATGTAGTTTATACTGATTTATTGCTATATTTGCTTGTAAATAAACAACTTACCATATGAAACCTAATGTGATAATTGAACTCCAGCCCTATTTGCATGATTATCTTTATCATGAGTTTGGATGTAGACCTTCCGATGCCGGTGTGAACGTAACTACTGCCAATGATATAGGTAAATTCATACAGGCAATGGTTACTGTCACTGACAGACCACCCAAACAAGCGATTAAAGAGAACCCGATAACTCTGTTTTTGCCTATTCAGGAGTGGAACCATTTCATTCTGCAGGAGAACTTTATCTATGTGCCGGAATGGAAGCAGCGGATGCTTCAGGATTATATAGAGGCATCATTCCGTATCCGTATTCGCGAGTATTTTGTGGCTGGTTATGAAAAAGGATACAAACAGGATCGAATAATACGTGCCTTTCTCATGGCATATAACATAAAGAATAATGCGATCAATTATGATGCTGTTAAGAAAATTGATTACCGTAATCGAAAGAGGATGATTAAGGAGGTAAATAATGATATTCAATTATCTCTATTCCCTTAACCTTTTTTAGTAGATTAATTATTAATTAAAAGTCAGATATTCAATTAAATAACTCTTAAAAAGTAAGCAGATAATGAATACGTATAACAAGCGGGCGCAAATATTTGGAATGAGTTTTATACCTTTAGGAATTGCCACTGTCCGGAACTATCCAGGTGCGAATGTCATTCAGGTAACAGGAGAATGGATAGGAATACCGGTCATAAAGGGTGAGTTCAAGGAGAAAATAATTCCGGGGAGTTTGATCGAGCAGGAACTGAAAGCAACAATCACTGATACAGGAGCCGCTTCTGCGGATTCATTGCATGATTTGTTTCGCCAAGAAGGATTAGTCCGGCTGAAATTTACCAATGGGGCTGAGAGAGTGGTGGGAACCGACCAGTTCCCGGTGTTGATGCAGCTTGAAGAGTCGGGAACTCCGGCTGCTTTTACTCTCTCTTTCAAACGTAATAGCTCCGAACCTGCCAAGATATTGAAGTCCTTTTAAACGGTTTTTACCGACGTACCTTTGTATCGGATTAATCAGATACAAAGGATAATGACATTTTCAAACTTATATAGTGCAGTCTGCCGGGGTAAGTGGTTCGTTTCGTTCCGGGAGGTCGAATCTAACCTTCTTCTTGTTGATAAACTGCTGGACCATGGAGTAGACAATCAGGATGCCGGGAAGTTGGCGGATAGGGAACCTATTCCGTTAATGGTCGCAGCAACGGATGGACGCAGTATGAAGTTAAAGAATAGTTTCAGTGATGCTCCACAAGGTAGTACGGCTATTATTCCGGTGCATGGTACGATGCTCAAGTATGGTACTTATTGCAGTTATGGGACTATGGAGTATGCGGACCTTATTCGGGAAGCAGCTGATTCATCGAATATCTCTTCTGTTTTATGTGACATCGATTCCGGTGGCGGTGCAGTGGATGCCATTGCACCGCTGGTCGATGCCATTCTTTATGCCCGAAGTAAAGGAAAGGCGGTTGTTGCACATTGTGACCTTTGTGCATCGGCAGCTTATTATGCGGCTTCTTATTGCAATGAGATTATTGCATCGAATACTATATCGGCAGAGTTCGGTAGCATCGGTGTGATGATGAGCTTCCCTGACTATGCCAAATATTATGAGAGCGCCGGTATTAAAATGCATACCATTTATTCCAATCTATCTGATTACAAGAATGCTCCCTTTGAAGCAGCTAAGAAAGGAGACTACGCTTCCATTCGTGATGAAGAGCTGGATCCGTTGGCACGCGACTTCCAGGCGAATGTCAGGAAGAACCGGGGGAATTGCTTGATGCTGGAGACTGAAGGACTGCTCCGCGGGCGTATGTTTTATGCGGAGGATGCACTGAAAGTCGGTCTGATAGACAGTATCGGTACTCAGGACTATGCAGTGAAGCGCAGTCGTGAAATTAATTCTGAAATGACTATTTACAATTATATCAACTCAAAATCCTAAAAACTATGTTTGCAAAAGTAATGAGCGTAGTACTTGGTATCTTGGGAATCTCTGCATTTGCCAAAGATGAGAAAGGAAAATCCATCCTTCTCTCTACGCAGGAAGAGGAACTCAAGAAAAAGTACGGTGATGTATTTCTCGAATCCTTTAAAAAGGATCTCGCGGAATTTGAAAAAGATGGTAAAAGTGCAGAAGATGCGGTTACCGATGAAGTAAGGGCGGAGTTAGAGGCGGAGCGCAACAAGAATGCACAGGAACTTGCTGATGCCCGTAAGCGTTTGAAAGAGCTGGATGCTAAAGTTGACGCGCAGGCAAAGGAGATTGCCACTAAGGATGCCCAGATTGCGAAAATGGCGAAAGAACCGGCACCGGATGCAGGAGAAAAAGTAACAGGAGGTAAAAACGAAATGGGCAACAAGTTTAAGCCGGACATGAGCCTGGCACACAACCAATATTTAGATGCTGCATTTAAAGGTGCGGCGTATAGTGGTAATTCGACCATTGAGACAACAGAGCTTCAGAAAGAGTTCGGTAAGTATGTTTCTTCCGAACGACTTGAAATACTGAAAGGCTTGATGGGCGCTACGGAGTCTACCAAATATATGTCTACCATCGTTACGGATAAGACAGAAGTGCGTGCGCAACAGGCGGCCATCGATTCTGTACTCCAACAGTTCGTACCGAAGTGGACGCCTAAGGGAAAATCAAAATTCACTCCGTTGACTATCAAAAACTACAAGTGCAAGATCAACGTACCTATTACTCCGTCAGACATCATGGAAGATATTCTCGGATACTTATATGATGAAGATCTGAAGCCGGAAGATATGCCGGTAGTTAAGTACATCTTGTACCAGCTGATTTTCCCGAAGCTGAACGAGGAACGTGAAATCGCATTGGCGATTGGCGAGTTCAAGGAAACTTCGGCCGCGAAAGATGGTGATGCTGCAACGGATGCCAATGATGTCATGGACGGTTATATCACCCAGTTGAAAAAACTGAAAAAAGCGAATAATAAGGATGTTACTTGGTTGCTTGATGGTGAGAAACTTGCAGATGCGACATTGGTAACCCAAATTGAAAAAGCGGTTGATGAAGTGAAGCCTCTGTATAAGAATAAGGCTATGTTTATTCATGCCGATCCGGACTTGGTGACTCGCTATGGTAAGGCTTACCGTAAATTGTATCCCTGGCTGAAGAATGAAGATGGAGAGAAAATCAAAGTTGACTTCTCTAAATTCACATTTGTACCGCTTGAAGGAATGCGAGGTACGGGGGGATTCTTTATCACGCCGAAAGAGAATTTCAAGCATCTGCGTAGTAAGGATCCTCAGAATGCTAAGGTTTGGATGCAGGGAGAAAACTACGATGTGAAGATATTCGCGGAGTGGTGGGAAGCTACCGGTTTCTGGCTGGCAGAAGCTATTTTTGCTTATCTGCCGCCTGAAGAGAGCGTTTCTTCATCCTCTTCTTCATCAGAAGGTGTTTAATAATTTAATATAGGAGGTATATATGGCTGAAGCAGCTTATACAATGGTTTCGGTTCCCAAGAAAACATCAAATGCCGGACGTCCGAAGGGCAAGAAGTCTTATATCGTGCTCTTCCGTTGGGAAGACGTTAAAACTTATACCCGCGATGAAAAAGGTGTAAAGGTGAGTGCCTTTGAAATGATGGCAGGCAAGAAGCCCATAGCAGTGTATGCTACGGATTCTACGATAAACATCTATCACTCCAGTGAGGGTGAAGATGATGCACGTGGATTCATTCATCATGTAGATTATGAGCATCCGGGTACAGAGCTGGAACATGATGAGTTTGTCAATAACAATATCAATGAGAATTTGGGTGCAATCGTGTTCGGATGTTCGGGGGATGATGCGAAGATAGCCGGAACTCCTTGTACTCCGCTTAAGATGACTAAGGCGGATTCACAGGATAATAAGGAAGGTGATAAAAACACTATTAACTTGGCAAGTTCTTTGCGCGGTGGTACAATCGGACATATTGCCAAGAACCTTATTCCGGCAACTGACAATGAAGAAATTAATGCAGTACTTGGATTGACTGCGGAAGCAAGTTCATCTTCCGGTGGTGCTGGAGTTTAGTTAGTTCTGTTTTGTTTAAAGGTTGGTTAGTAAAAGAGGCGTTTGCATAGCATCCGCCTCTTTTTGTGTCCTTTTATAAACTGTTAACAGGGGGTATTTTTGTATCGAACTTAAAAAAAAAACTATGACAGCAAAATCGGAAAAAACAGAAAAAAGAATTGAGGAAGCGATTACTGCAGAAACAACCGCTTTAGCTCAGACTGAAACGGATGCGCCGAAAGAAGTGAGTGTCCAGGATCATATAACAGTGGTTATTCCTTATTGCAAGGAATTTGCTCAAGGTAGAGAGCTGCTTTTTGCACTCCGTTCCTGGCAGCATAATGTACGTTTCGGTATCAATATCGTAGTAATCGGAGATCGTGAAGATTGGTTCAGTGACGAGATTACTTTCATTGAGCATGAACGTATATCTGATAATGCACAGGTAGATACTCTGGCGAAATTGAGGATTGCCATTGAATCGGCGGAGGTTACCGGACGGTTTATTTGGACCAATGATGACATTTATGTAATGAATCCCATTTCATTGGCTCACATCGAACTACCCAAAGTACTGGGAACTCTCAATTCGGATAAGTACAAAGGACTTTATGCGGAAAATATGAAACGCACCAAGCTGCTACTGGAGAAGAACGGATTACCATGTTGGAATTATGGTACACATACACCCGTATTGTTTGATAAGGGACAACTGACTGCCATGTTTGAACGGTTCCCGGAACTGGAGAATGGCGGGTATCTCTTTTCTTCTGTATATTATAATTCTCTGCCATATCCGACGCAACCAGTATATCTTGACTGGAAAACAGATCAGGTATTATTGCCTGTTGTTTCTAAACAGCCGGATGAAAAGGTAGTGGCGGAGATGCTATCACGTAAAGTATTTATGAATAATGCCGTTTCGGGGTATTCGCTCTGGTTGGAGAAGTTCCTTGAGGATTGTTTTCCGTCTCCTTCTGATTTTGAAGAGTGAAGGGGTCGGGCGAAGCTGCCTTCACGCAGGGAGTCGGTTTCTTTTCGTGAAGAGTTTCCATTTCTGAATGATCCAGATTGTCCTATGGAGTTGGAAACACTTGCTTCGCGGAAATTTGGAAAATATCATGCTTATGTGCGGTTACATCCGAAATTGCGCGATTGTACTTCGCTTCAAGAATGTGCGGATGTCAGCCGTAAGTTGATTGATAGCTACATAGACAACCGGATGATATGGGAAGAGTTGAACTATTACAAGGAACATCATACTCTGCTGGGAAAACATCCGGCCTTTGCAGAATTCCGCCGTAGAAGTGAGCTTTTAAAACTTCCAGTCAAAGAGTTGGTGCGCCGGCAGCGGCAGGTAGAGAATAATATCTGGCGGGTTAAATCGGAAATGGCCAAGGGAGATAAACCGCATTTGGATATAATCCGTCGCGAAAGGCTGGTTGGCTATGAGAAAGAATTGGAAGATATAAATCGACTATTGGAATGAGTTATTATTTCAATTTGGAAGAACTTCGACGGGAAATGTCTGATTCCCGGATGTTTTCCAAGCGGTTTGAAACGATGTTGACATTCAAACTGAATAGTCTGAAAAAACTATGCGGTCGCTTGCCAAAGGATAACGAGGCGTTCTTTATCGAAACCCAAAAGAGCTTTACGGCATTTACTTTTATAGTATATCTGATAAAGCATGCCGGACGGGTGAATCACTTGTATGTGGCAACCTATTCGACGAATGAACGTATTATTAACGCGTTGCTCCGCTGGCGGGAGAAAGAACTGATTGGAAACATTCACTTGCATATTTCGGAGACGATTAAATTCCGTATGCCGAAGATCTTTGAACGGTTGATGCAGCTCCATCAGGAAGGAACGATTGAACTAACCTTTTCTTGGAGCCATAAGAAAATAACCTGCCTGGATACGATGGCGGGTTATTTTGTTGTGGAAGGATCCGGTAATTACGGAGAAAATGCAATGGAAGAGCAGTATGTATTCTTAAAAAACAAGGAAGTGTATGAGTTTCGTAGCGGACGAATTGGTGAAATGGCGTGAAGAACCGCCATGGTTTAACAGGATAGATCTGAATGAGTTTGAGCGGTTGGCAGGTATCGGTTATGAACCGAAACAGATAGCCATGTATTACCATATAGTGGAGGACGATTTCCTTTGGTACTTTAATTTGATAGGCTCCCCACTGAAATACCATTATGAGCGTGGACAGCTGATTCAACGGGCTAAAGAGGGGTTGGCTATGGCAGCCAGTGCGGAGACCGGTGACAATGTGACCCAGGCGCAGCGGTTCGATAAGTTCCGCCAGGCGACCGGGTATCGCAATTCTATTAGTAAAATCTTTTATGATGATATAGGCTGATGTTTGATAAATCTCATTTCGATACGTTACAGGACTACATAGCTTCAGGATGTACCATAGAACTGACTGATGAAGAGTTGGACTATTATAACGTTCTATATGCATTGGTTGGAATAAATCGTAAATATGGTAAGGATAATGCTATTGCTTTCCTTATGCACGAACCTTTTAATGTCGAAAGGATCCGTGCCCGACAGATGTACAGTGAGGCGATTAATTTGTTTTACCTCTGCGATAGCATTGAGAACAATGCACATCGCAATATGATGTACGATAACCTGATGAAAGCCGCACAGGTGGTTCTTCAGAACGCTACCAGTTCTAAGGATATGGAAGTGTACGGTAACCTGACCGTTCAGGCGGCCAAAATCAAACAGTTGGATAAACCTGACCCGATAAAACCCAAAGAAATAGATGAAAAAAACATCAAACTTTATGACCTCGATCCGGGAGTAGTGGGATTACCGTCGGCTAATCGGCAGCTGCTTGCTGCACAGATTGATGCGATGCAGGACGTGCCGATGCGTGAGAAAAGACGTCTTAAACGGGATGCCAACATTATTGATGTCAATATAGAAGAGATGCTCGATGACCAGGAAGAAAAAACTAAAGATATCGGATGATGTGGAGCAACGCTATTCCAATTGGATGGCGCAGCTCATTGCTGTGATGATGCCATGGTCCCTATATTGGGTTGCCGGACGCGCATCAGCCAAGACGGTGCAGGTGTTGGCTGAACGTGTGCAGGAAGTAGCCTGGGATTGTCAGGGTGCACCGTTCGCTTGGGTGGCTGATACTTACTCTGATTTACACAAAAATGTGATCCCGTCACTTATTGACGGGCTTTCGTTGCTGGGGTGGGAACTGGGTATTCATTACGTGATCAATCAGGAACCGCCGAAAGAATGGAAAGATCGTATGTACAACGTATGTTCCGACTGGCGCAATACTATGGTGTTCTATACTGGCTTCAATTTCACCTTCATTTCTTTGGATCGTCCGGCCATTGGTGCCGGGCGTTCCTATGTCGGTGTGTTTGGTGATGAAGTGAAATATTTTCCGGAAGAGAAGTTCACGAACTTGCTGAAAGCTGTGCGTGGATTCCGCGTGAAGTATGGAGATAGTGTATGGTATCGTAGTCGTACGCTGACTACGGATATGCCGAATCCGAATCACCTGGGGGAATATGATTGGATCCTCAAGTTGGCGAAACAGAATGATAAGAAGAAAATATTGTTGATGCTGCAGACCGGGTTTGTCTACAATGAGACGAAAAAGGAATACGTGGCGGCTATGCAACGTTATAAGGAATTGAAAGCAGCGTTCCGTTCTGATCGCTCTTTACAAGCTAAAATGGATGCTGCAGAACGTTCCATGATACTTGCCGGGAAGAACATGAAGCGTTGGGAGGAACGCTGGATTAAAACACGCAGGGGTGTTTCTTTCTTCTTTATATCTTCCTCTTATGTCAATGTGGATGTATTGGGTGAGGATTGGTTTCCGGATGAGTTCGCCGAGGGACTTGAGGGTATTCTATGTAATATCCTATCTATTATTCCCAAGTTGGAAGCCAGCCAGATGTTCTACTGCAATTTGGCTGTGAAGCATTTCTATGCAGACGGTTTTCTGAATGAAGTAATTGAACAGCATCCATTCGGGTGGGAACAGGATTGCTCTGTACTGCGTTACCTGGACATGCACAAACCATTGGAGGCGGGTATGGATGCGGGTAATATGCTTTCAATGGTATTCGGGCAGAGAAACGGACATACAATGCGCATATTGAAGGAGCTTTATACGCTTCCTCCCAACTCCGTACGTGTACTGGCCGATAAGTTCCTCTACTACTTCAAGCCTCACAAACGTAAAATACTCAAGCTGTATTATGACCGCTCCATGAATAATTATAAAGGGGTGTGGGCGGATATGGCTACGCAGATAAAAAAGAATATTGAGACGGATGCTGCCGGCAATCGTACAGGCTGGCAGGTACAGCTTATGTCGTTGGGACAGGGAAACATCGGTAGTAATTTGGAGTATAGGTTCTTCATGGACTTGTTGAGTGGTAATTTGGAGCGCACGCTCTTTACGTTATTGATAGATCAACATAACTGCCCGAATCTTAAATCGGAAATGGAAGTAACGGAGACTAAGATAGCCAGCGGCCCTAACAACTCCAGTCTGATAGTGAAACAGAAGACAGGAGATAAGCTACCTACTCATAGGTTGCCAAAGGAGTCAACCAACCTGACGGATGCACTGAAGTACTTTGTTTTACGTAAGGAATACATTCGTATTTGGAGGTTAGGTAGAAGCGTATCGGGGGCTGCTTCGGTGTGAGCTTCTTTTTCTGTTTGTTTAGTAGTTTGGCCCTACTGTCTGTGAAGATAGTAGGGCTTTTTGTATAGAGAGTTACCGAAGCAGGTGGGATGTCGCAAGGGACACAAAATTGTATTTGTAATGATTTTATCATATTTCCGAGGGCGGACGGGCGTCTGCAATCGCAAACATACGACGGCGCGGCTCGGGCAGCAAGCTGTTTCATTCCTGTGATAAAAATCACAGGAATGGGTTTATTGTTTGTTTTTCAGAGGAGTATCTTTTTCTGATGGACATTTTCACGTCAAAAAACGTCCGCTTTAGGGAAGATGTCAGCCCGATGAAATGAGGGAGCGCGAAAAATCCATGTGGCACACTTGATTATGTAAACTGTACAGGGGTACAGACCTAACCAAACTTAGCCACATGGACTCGCACACTCACAAACGGAAGCGGGTGTAAAGAGGTGTTTTTTATTTCTTCGTTCCTTCAACCACGAAGGGGAATTTGTTTAAAGTTAAAAGGATATAATTTTATATCTTTTTATTGGATGAATATTTGCAGGATATAAAATTATATCCTATCTTTGTTGCGTAATCAAAAAACAATATGATATGCCAACAGTTTTAATTTTATTCGGATTGAAATTTAAAATCTACACAGCGGAACACCAGCCACCGCATTGCCATGTCACCAGTCAAGACGGGCAAGCCAAGTTTGAAATCAGAGACGAAGTCAAATTGATAGAGAACAAAGGTATGAAGCCTAAAGACTTGAGTTTGGCAAGAGCGATTTTAGAGGAAAATCTGGAAGTTATCCAGGAAGAATGGAAAAAATTGCATGGGGATTTTTAATCCCCCATGCTTCCTAATATAAAGAAGGAGGTTGATATGAAGATTATTAAATTATGGTTTGAAAATGGTAGGATTTATGTAACCAATGACAAGGAGGAGACTTTGTACCAATCTTTGAAATTCTATCCTCGCTTGTTAGTGGCTACCGATGAGCAACGTGCAAAGTATGAATTTGAACCGTTTGGTATCCATTGGGATGAAATAGACGAAGATATGAGTTATGAAAGTTTCTATTACGATGATACCAAAGAACCGGCTCCTGGTATTCAGGATGCTTTCCTTTCACATCCGGAATTGAATATCTCGGCGGTTGCCCGGAGGATGGGTATTCAGCAGAGTTTGTTGGCAAGCTATATAAAGGGGACGAAAACGCCTTCACCGGAACGTAGGAAACTGATATTGGATACTATCCATGATATTGGCAGTTCGTTACAGGCTGTATCATTTTAGATAGGAGAAGATATGGAAAAGATTAAAGTGAAAGTTGATTGGTGCGATAAAAATTTCGGTGCGGTTACTGAAGATGATGTTTTGTGCGGTGTGGTTGTCGCTACTTTTAAAAGCTATGATGGACTTATGCAGGAACTTTCTGATGCTGTTTGTGAGCATGTAGAGGGACTGTTGCAGGATGGTGAAACTGTACCGGAATGGCTGGTTAATGGGGATTATGAGTTTGATGTAGAGTTGGGGGTTGCTGCATTGCTTCGTAAATGTGAGCAATTTACCTCCTTGGCAGCCATAGCACGTGTATCAGGCATTAATCAACAGCAGCTTTCTCATTATGCCAGCGGTTTGCGTGTTCCCCGTATCGAACAAAGAAAACGTATTGTTGAAGGGCTTCATCGTATAGGAAGGGAATTTATGGAAGTTGTGTAGTTATTGTTTGACAGACGTATTATACAGCTTTGTTTTTTGAGGCTTCCACGTGTTGGAAGCCTTTTTTATGAATAAAAAAACTACTTCCTTTTCTGTAAAAAAAACATTTTTTCTTTGAAAGCTTAATCTTTTTTTACAATTTTGTACAGCCAAATATAAACCAAGTTATTCATCTCCTCATATCGTGTAACCCGTAGACAATCGGGTTCCGGGTGGTTCCGGTTGGCGCACGATATGAGGAGATGATGTTTTAATACTATGGAACTGAAAGATTTTATCAAAGGAACTATTAAGGATATCTCTGAGGCAATTACTGAGTTAAATGAAGAAATAGGTGATACGGGATTACTGGTTAATCCTAAAGTAGATAACCATTTGGAGAATACCCGATATACAGTTGATGGGATGATAATACAAGATATAGAGTTTAATCTTCAAGTGTCTGCATCTGAAAAGACTGATGCAGGCGGTGGTATTCATATTAATGTGTTGAAAGCTGGGCTGAGTAATGCGACGGACAATGCGACTGTTAGCACTATTCAATTCAAAATAGCGGTGTCATTGCCCACGTGTATGGGGTAGTTCAAAATACTCTGCCTGCCCAGTTGTGAGGTAGCGATAAAGAATCTCCGAGATAACAAGGGGGTGTAATTCCTTCTTGGGAAAGAAGTTTTTATACCAACTGAGTATTTCTATGGATTTATCCAAGCAATATTTGCGAAGTTCTATTTCGTTCATGGCGGATGTTTTTTGCAAAAATAGCATATAAATGTTTGAATAGGAAATTATTAATCGAATATCTAATAGTATAGATTATATGGAAGTAGAAACAAAGAAATGTTTTGTAATTATGCCTATTGGTGATACGATAGGATATGCTAAGGGACATTTTACAAAAGTATATAGGCATTTGCTAAAACCTGCCATTGAAAAAGCCGGTTACTCTCCAGAACGCGCTGATGAAGTGCAAAGCACCAGTTTAATAGCGGCTGATATTATTGATAGAATATGTAATACTCCTATTGCGATATGTGATATCAGTTCTTGTAATCCAAATGTATTTTATGAGCTTGGAATAAGGCATACCTGCTTATTGCCTGTTGTTCTAATTAAAGATAAGAAAACGAATAATCCTTTTGATATAAAGGATATTCGATATATTGAATATTCGGAGAATCTCGAATATGATAATGTGATTGAAAAGCAGGAGGAAATTAAAGCTGCTATCATTAAAACCTTAGAAGATTTTCAACATGGTATTTGCCGAAATTCTTTAATTCCTTTAATTAGATCTGACTCAAGTAATAATGAGAATCAATTATGTAGTGATTTATCTTTCTTGGAGAAGGAATCTGAAAAAATATCTACATTAATAGATAATAGTACGGTTTGTGATTGCTGGGAGATAGTTCCTTTGATAGGGCGATTTAAAAGAATGTGCCACAATTATCCTGGCGGTATTACATTTGCTGAGTATCTAAAAATGAAATTCCTTTATAAATATCCAGGTGAAGATTATGAACTTCAATTATTTCTTGCAGAGCAACAATTATTATAAATTAAATATCTAAATGTATGAAGAAATGTTTGTTTTTGATGCTGATGTTTATTAGCATGAGTACAATGGCGCAAAAGCCTTACAAGGTTTTCTGTGAATTACTCGGTACAGGAAAACTGTTCAGTAATAAAGTTACTGTGACAGTTGATTTCGGGCAAGAGACAAGCTTATGGGCTGGCGCCTCTAAACAATATCTGGTTGATGATAACGGAAAAACGATTAAGTTTAATTCTATGGTGGATGCTATGAATTATATGGGCAAACGTGGTTGGGAGTTTGAACAGGCTTATGTCGTAACTATCGGCAATCAAAATGTATATCACTGGCTTTTGAGCAAAGAGGTAACGCGAGATGAAGCTATTCATGAAGGATTTAATACCAGACAGGCTTTTAAGGAAAAACAACAGTCTGAGGAAGTCCAGGAAAAGATTTCAGAACAAAGCGAAAATGTTAAGAGTAAGAAAAAACGTACACGTGTAATAAAGGATGATGTTTATTATTAATGATTTGATTGTATGAAAGCGGAGCAAAAAACTCCGCTTTCTTTTTGCACTTCCAAATATTATCCCCATATTTGCAGTGCTAAAAACATTCCATAGGATGTAATCTATGTCGCGGAGCGCGGTTAATGCTCACGAAATACGAGGGGCTTTTTTTATGCCCATATCTTAACCATTTTCGTGGAGTCACGAAAATGATACATACGAAATAGGCGGCTGCCTTCCCAACATTTTTTCATGCTCTGGCATAGAATCTATGGATGTTTTTAGCGAAACGGGAATAGGCAGCCGTTTTCTGCCTAAACGCTAAAAACATCCATAGTTATGAAAACTCAATTCCCCGGCACTCTCAATGTGCCAGCTTCCGGTATTCCTACCGTAGGCGAACCTGTCAATGCTCTTACTGAGCAAGTAAATAACCTCCAACGCCGCTACTATCGTAGCATGGCTCCTGACTGTGATCTTCACAGTTCCTCTGATCGTTGGTACTTCGGTGCTATCCTTGCTACTTGCATAGGATTGGTATTCCCGCCTTTGTTTGCAGTTACTGCATTGTGCGTTTATAAGGCAAAGAAATGCCGGAAAGGAGGTAAGGAATGACTAAGGACGAATACATTGCATTTCTGGAAACCAAGAATAAGCAATATTACAAGGAAATCCAGCAACTAACTTATGAGAAAGGCTTCTTGCAAGGACGGCTTATGGTATTTTTCCAATCTTATCCGAAATTGGGAATGGAACTTATACCTGGTGGTAAATATGGTGAACTAAAACAGAAAGGAGGCGTGAGATGAACGAGTTCAAGAAAAAATATATAGCTGATTTTACATTGGTAACTTCTGCTGATAAAGGTGATTTGGCTTTGTTGCTAAAAATACTTATTGAGTTGAATTCTGAGTTCGGTGTTTCCGTAAAAAGTTTATTATTCTGCTACGAACCTTTTTCGACAATAAGTATTGGTATTTCTTATGAAGATGCCATAGCAGTAATACGTGGTGAATTAAGTGAGAATGCCTATATAGAGCGCAACCGAAGGGGTAGAAAATAAGGAACATTTTTTTATACATTAATATATGGGGTCGGTGGTCTGCGAAGATAGCCGGCTTTTTTTATGTCCTTTTTCTTGGTAGTTCTTCGGGATATCTTTGTATCGGATTAATAATATAGCAATGGGTGCACACGCAGAGAGAATGGCACAGGGGCAGAACCGGAATGGTTGGCGTAAAAAAGGCAATGTATTCGATAACCGTTATCCGCTTGATGTTATCATTGAGGGTGATACTGGCTATACCCAGCAGTTTGAACGTCAGCAGAATAAAGAAGCTGTGGCAGATTTTAATGCTGATGTAAAGGCCTGGGGAAAGAAGGTCGATTCCGCTTTGCGTCTGTCTATATCTGACTGGATTGATACGGATAAGAAACTCACCAGGTCATTGAAGCAAAATTACCGTCACTACGGTCAGCCACCTATGGAGGGGCAGGAGATAACCAGTATCGGGTTCAGCTTCAAGGCTGAAGGCGTATATGTGCATTTGGGCGTAGGTAAGGGTTATAATATGGAGAATGGAACGCGTATTCTTACCAAAACTACAAATGATAAGTGGAACCGTCAGCCAAAACCCTGGTTCAATCCTATTATTGAACAGCATATTCCGGAACTGGTAGAGATCGTGAAAAAATACTGTGGGACATTGCTTGTGAATACTACAAGAATTTATATTAATACATGATTATGAGTAGGATAAATAGGAAAATTGGCAACTTTAGTTTCGTAGATACGGCTGCCGGTCAGTATGCTATCAATATGAATTGGAGCCAAAGTATGAGCCAGTTCTTTGATGCTGGTTCGCAGGATTGGGACGGCGACCCCGTAAATGTAGCCGGAGTACGGGTTGTTCCCTGGGGACCGGATAACAATATGCCGAATGCCATTCGTGATTTGCTGGAGAAAAACAATTTAGGCCCCGGCATTTTGGATCGTAAGACCGGGCTTCTGTACGGGCAGGGACCGATGTTGTATCGGGTGAGGATTGAGAATAATGAACGTATTCAGGAATGGCTGGAAGATGATGAAATTCAGCAATGGCTGGATAGCTGGGATTATAAGGAGTATATTCGTAACAATTTGGTAGAATACACCCACATGAATGGGCATTTTACAAAGTACTATATGGGTAAGGGAGTACGCATTGGACGGCCCTGGGTGCAGCGGCTGGAATCTCTTCATAGTAGTGAAGCACGTTTGGTATGGCCGGATGATGATAGCCGGAGGCTTGAAAATGTGAAAGAATATTTGACTGGTGATTTCGATTCTTTCAGAAGCAGGACTTTCCGTAAATATCCGAAGTTCGACAAATGGCATCCGACCCAACATGAGACAGCCATTAGGTATCATTGTATGCGTAGTTTCGGTAGGAGCATGTATGCTATATCTTGCTTCTATGGTTCTGTTCCCTGGCTTGAAAATGCGAATAACCTCCCGGAGATTATTCGTCATTTGAACGAAAACATGATTGCTGCTGCCTATGTGGTGCATAGCCCTCAGGAGTATTGGAATCAGAAGCGTGAACTGATTATGACCATGCACGAAGATTGGGATGAAGCGAAGGTTCAGAAAGAAATGGATCGTTTGAAGGATGAGCTGACCGAAACTATTGCAAATGTCATGGCAGGCAAGAAGAATGCCGGCAAGTTCTTTAGCTGTGTGGACTTCGTGGATGCCGATGGTAATACGCAGAGCTGGAGAATAGAACCGATTGAAATGAATATCGATAAGTACATCGAAGCTCAGGCAAAAATTTCCCGTATAGCGGATAGCTCTACTACGAGCGGGTTCGGGCTTTCTCCGGCACTGGCGAACATTATTATCGATGGTAAGAGTGATAGCGGAAGCCAGATGCTCTATGCCCTTAAAATATTCTATGGTGCGGATACGCAGATACCGGAAGAAATTGCGTTGGAAGCCATTAATGATGCCATACGCATTAATTTTCCTCATAAGAAAGGAATTTTTCTTGGTATTTACCGAAAAGTAATAAACAAAGAAGATAATGTATCGGCTCCTGATAGGCCGACGAATCAAGTATAAGAGTATGAAGCAGAAAGATATCGATTTCCCGGATTGTTGGGAAGAGGTGAAGCCGCAGGAATGGCTTCATTTGCTCAAGATGCGCAGTAAGTTAATGAAACAGCGGGGATTGGCTCTGATAGATGTGAAACGCGAGTGGTGCGCTTATGTGCTGAAGAAGCGGGGTTATCGTTTTAAGTCAAAGGTGGATGATATGTTACTGGTTGATAGGTTGGCCGATACGCTGGATTGGATGTGGAAAGTGGAGGGAGATATGGTTGAACTTACTTATGATAGTACGGAGAACCTTTTTCCTGTATGGCGCTATCTTAGAGGGCCTGCCAGCCATGGAGCGGACCTGACTTTTGGGGAGTTCCGCCAGGCGGCGGCTGTTATGAATAAATACAATGCCGGACAGGATCCTGCAGATCTGCGTGCGTTGTGTGCTATTCTTTATCGTAAGGCAGTCAAGGATAAAGGGTGTATTTCGCGGGAACCGTTTCATCCACAATATATGGGGCGTTACATGGGATTAGTACGGGATATGCCGGATTGGATTCAGTGGGGAGTGTATGCCTGGTTTGCATATTTCTGCCACTACTTGTTTACCGGAATCTTTATCATCGATGGGCTGGAACTTTGTTTCGCACCGCTATTCGAACGTCATAGGAAAAGCCCGGATGCACAGCCAGGTGTCATTCAAAACCTTGGTATGAACAGCGTGCTTTATTCGGTTGCCGAAAGCGGAATTTTTGGTAATGTCGATGCTACGGACAATACATTGCTATTACGTGTGATGATGAAGTTGCTGGATGATAAACAGCGGGCGGATGAAATGATGAGGAACCTCAAAAAATAAATGCTATGATATTTAATAAGGATAAGAACGGAGCAAAGGAATTGCGCGAGTTAACGTCCAATTATTACGCAAATAATGATTTCAACAAGATAATTGGAGAAATAGAACTGGCTGCTGATGAATTGGCGCAACTGGTTGGAAAGCCGGTAATGAATTTGGCAGAAAAGTACTATAATACTTCGGAAGAAAGTAAGGAACATTTGGATTTCGTTCGTAAAGTACAGCGGCCGATTGCATTGTTGGCTACACTTCGGTTGTATCAGAAAAACGATCTTAGCCATGAGGATGATGGCCGTAAATTTAAAGTAGCGACTGATAATAGTGAAAAGTTACCCTGGGAATGGCAGTTGGATCGTGATGACGCGCTTCATCTCGAAGAATACTACAAGGCGGTAGATGTGCTGATACGCTATTTGAACGATGAAGAACCGGAAGAATGGACGAATAGTGATACGTATAAGTTATCCCAAACATTGCTTATCCGTAATGGCGCATCATTCGATAGATATTTCCCGATCGAAAAAAGTGAAAGGATGTTTCTCATTCTTCTTCCGTTTATACAGGAAGCGCAACAGCTTTCTGTGAAGCGGGCTTATGGCGTGACGTCATGGGATGTGCTGGTGACAGAAAAAGAAGTACCGGAGACGGATGCCCATTTTGCAGCTTGCAAGGCTGTGGCATTGCTGGCTATGAGTATGGCGCTTCGCCGGTTGTCACTGAGCGTGATACCGGGCGGAATTGTACGTAAGTTTATGGCAGAAAGCGGTATGGGTAAAAGCGAACCGGTTTTGTTGGAAGATGTGAACAGGGTTTCACAATGGCTGGCGGATGATGCTGCTGTATGGATTGATGAAATGAAGCGGGCACGTGATGGTAGTATTCCGGAATATGACCTGCTTCCAAAGAATGACAAACGAAATAAATATTGCCGATTATGAATGTAGTACAAAGACCTAACGCAAGAGAGTTTTGCGGTACGATGCGTGATTATATCATAGATACGGATAGCTCCATAAGTTTTTCGGTCCGCTACGGCGGTAGAATTATTCTCGAAGAGGAGTATGTGCCGGATGCGGATTATAAGGTGCGTACTCGCGGGCTGGGTAAGTTCTGCGAACTGGCATTGTGGGGAGTGTGGTGTGCCGGAGAGAATACGACTCAGACGGATGCAGCCGGTGACTTTACGTTTCTCATCAATGGGGTGGAGGATATGACTTGCTTTGTAATGTTCAGCCGGTTGGCAACCAAAAAGGATGCTGCAGCTCCGGGATGTCTCAGCGAGATTACTCAGAAAGTAACATATCCTGCAACTAAGGAGTACGTCAGCGGTTTCCCAATTATGGAAGCCGGCAGGAAAGGTGTTAAAGTAACTGCGTATTGGGATGATAATACCGAAGAAACGAAATTTGTTGCGATCACGTCGGAGGGGGATGATAGTGCAGTTTATACTTTTGATTCCAGTCCGGACCGCATAAGCACTCTGTTTGGCAAACCCGATATCGTCCAATATAAAGTGATGGTTTCTAATGGAGCGATCTTGTTTACTGTTAACCGTACCAGATATATGGACATGTGGTGTTTCCGCTTTAAAAATGTGTATGATATGCCGGAAACATTGACTGTAACCGGAGGCCTGAAAATGGCTGGTAGCAATGAGAGTGATACGGCTGTTATGTACGGTGTCGATCGTAATTTTGCAGTGAAAGTGACGGATGAATATACGGCTAATAGCGGGTGCATTTTCTTACAGAGTGATTATAAACTATGGCATAACTTGCTTAATACACAAGAGGCAAGCATCTTCGTAAATAACGAATGGATACCGATTGTGATTACTAAACAGAAGTTTGACCGCGAGTTTCGTCGTAGTATATTGAAGACGGTTGAATTTAGTTTTCGAATGGCAAATCCGGAACAGAATAATCTGATAGAGCTATGATTAACATACTGAAATATAGAGAAATGATGCTGGAGCTGAAAGAACGGGTTAATGCTGTCAGCAGAACAAAAATAGACGGTGTTGTGATAGCTGTCAGCGAAAAACACCTGGTGAAAAATTTAAAGGATAAAGACGGATTGATTTTATGCTCCAACTATCCAGACTCCACATCTGCCGGTGTTGAAGATAGCTATACCGATCATAATAATGTGATACTGTTTTTACTTGAGAAAGTGCCTTCCGGTCAAGAGACGGATGAAGAAGAGTTGATGCACTACGAAAGTATCCAACGGGTAGTGCAACTTCTTAAAACCCAACTTCGTGAAATGGATTTTACGTGCGGATATATATCCGGGGCTGAGAATATAACAACAGAATGGGAATATGACGTTTTCGGCGGCTGGAACGGACTTAGTATCGGACTTAAATTGAGTGATTATGACTGAACTCATCATTGATGGTGTACATGCTGAACTTCCGAAAGATTTCAATGTGCAGGTGAAACGTGAGAATCCATTTTTTACGAAAAATGGAGAATATACTTATGATATTACGTTGCCACTTACAAATCCGACTAATGCTGCGCTATACCAGCACATTAATCGTATTAACAGTATACAGGAGGCGAATGCCAAGAAACGTTCGGCCATATTGCTGGCGGATAATCGGACCTATTGTAATGGAACGGAGGTCATAACCGGATGGACTGAAAAGGCCGTTAGTATCCAAATTGCTTCGGGTAATTCTGAATTCAACTACTTTATAGGAGGTGATGCGCTTATTTCATCACTTGATATGAAAACGACTGACACAGCCGGGCAGCTGCTTGTGAATTTCGTGAAGAAAGTTTATCCGGAGGTGGAATTTTGTCTTGCTCCGATAGTTGATGAATCTACCGGAGATGTTATCAATAACTGGGCAATGACTACCAATATTGATGGCGTGGCCAATGAAGACCCCATGATGTGGATGAACAGCATGGGAAATATATTCCCACAACCTTATCTTATTTGTTTTGTGGCAGAACTCATCAGGGCGCTTGGCTATGAGCTGGAATACAATCAATTAGATGAGACACGATACAGATATCTGTATATATGCAATGCGGCACGTACTCGTAAGTGGAGTGAGATGCTTCCCGGTTGGAAGGTGAACGAGTTTCTTACACAGCTGGAAACATTATTCAATCTGTCATTCCTGGTAGACAATAAAAGCCGGAAAGTAAGATGTGTGTTCAAGAATTCATTTTATGACGGTAACAAGATGAACCATGTCCGCCAGGTGACGGATGTCTACGAGGTTAATGTAGAGGAGAGTTCTGAAATAGATGATCCTGTTGTATCTAACCTTGAATATAAGTATGAAGATAGTGAATTTTGGCGGTACGCGTCACTCTCTGAAACGGTAATGAATAAAGCAAAGCGGGATGTAATCCCCGCTGATTTTAAAGGTTCTGGTCAAAATACACGTGTTGGCAGTTGGTTTGCCATGGAAGAGCATCAGATTACGGATACTATTTATATGGATGAATTGGATGGGCATGAATATCTGTACGGTTCTTATTATAAGGATGACAATGCAAAGGATTATAGCTATTTCTTAGTAAACCAGTTCGGAAAACTCACCCGAAAGGATACTTCCCATACCGTAGGGCTTGATATCGTTCCGGCTACGTTTGTGCGTAATGAGATTATTTTCTATAATTATCATGAGATTAAGAAGAAATGGAGATATATTCCTACTGTGTCCGGAAGCGGTGCGCCTCAGGAAGAAACTGAACAGGAGTTGATTGATATGGTCCGGAACAATACGTCCGTTGCTTCTGAATCCAAGAGACCTGTTCAATTGGCTTTTTATTCCGGTATGGCCGTGGCTATGGTTTATAATAGGGTATCCATGCGGCAGCCTGCACCGTATGCGGACACATTACTGGGTACGTATATCGGTGAACGTGGGGCATTGCTAAATCCGTCCCTTAGTCAGGGGGAGTCTCTTAGCTTTCGGGTTTTGGATACAGATTTCTATCAAGGCGGATATGATATTGATTATCTGCATCCGATTAAACTTAATAGTTATGATCCGAATCTCTACGATCCGCGTGGACTGTTTGAAATACGTAACAAACGCTATGTTTGCAAGGAAATGGAATATACTCTTGATGCTTATGGCCGTAAGGGAGCCTGGACAGGTGCTTTTTATCCGATCCGCATTAGTGATACGGAAGCAGAGCAGCGCTGGATACTTACTGACGGAAAATGGCGTGACGGTGGAGTTTGGCTGGATAATGGACGCTGGTTGGATGAATAGTTCGATATTAATAGATAAAGGTCTGGTAGTTTGTTCTATCAGGCCTTTTTTCTGTCCTTTTTTAAGGGAATGAGTGGGAATACCTTTGCACTGATTAATTGTGTAGGTAGTATGGCGATAAGTATAAATGATTTCAGAATGGCGATCCGGATTGATAATTCGGAGGCTAAAATAAAATTTGAGGAGACCAAAGAACAGATTGCTTCTGTACGGGCAGAAATGGAAAAACTGGCTTCGGAGGGTAAAAAGAAATCTGAAGAATACGAGGCTCTCAAACAAAAACAGGATGAACTGAATAAGAGCCTGGCTGAATATCGTAAAGAAGGAGTGAAAACGGCGTTATCTTATGCGGAACTGCGGAAAGGGGCGTCACAGCTGAAACGGGAAATGGATAGGGCCACTCCCGGTTCTGAAAAATGGAAAGCTTTACGTCAAGATTACCTGCTGACTAAGCAACGGATGAAAGAACTGGAAATACAGGCAAGGGATACCCGGTTTTCTCTTTCAAAGGTGGCGGATGGTTTTAATAGATATGCAGCCATTGGTGCCGGTGCAGTTGCTTCGCTTACCGGTATGGTCGTAACGGCCCGTAAATGTGTTGATGAGTATGCGGAAATGCAGGAGGCTGAAGCACAGGTTATCAAATATACGGGTATGACCAAAGAAGAAGTTGCGGCTTTGAATGAAGAATTCAAAGCTATGGATACCCGTACTGCTCGTGAGAAATTAAATGCTTTGGCCGGTGATGCGGGACGCTTGGGAATTACAGGCAAAAAGGATGTATTGGAGTTTGTAGATGCCGCTGATAAAATCAATGTGGCACTGGGTGAAGATTTGGGAGAAGATGCCGTTAAAAACATCGGAAAACTGGCACAGATGTTTGGCGAAGATAAAAAACTTGGATTGCGCGGTGCAATGTTATCTACCGGTAGTGCTATCAATGAGGTAGCGCAGAATTCCAGTGCGGCCGAGGATTATTTGGTTGGATTCACAGCTCGTGTGGCGGGTGCAGCGAATCAGGCAAAGGTTGCTCAGGGGGACATCCTGGGATATGCTTCTGTACTTGATCAAAACATGCAGCAGCAGGAAATGGCGGCGACAGCTTTCCAGACACTGATGATGAAGATGTATCAGGAACCGGCTAAGTTTGCAAAAATGGCAGGACAGAGCGTGGAAGACTTTTCCACGCTTATCAAAAAGGATGCGAATGAGGCAATACTTCAGTTTCTGGAGACATTGAATAAGAAAGGAGGGCTTGATCAGCTGGCTCCCATGTTCAAGGAGATGGGGTTGGATGGTGTTCGGGCTTCTGGTGTCATTAGTACGATGGCCGGCAAAATAGAAGATATCCGTAAGGCACAGAAATTGGCGAATGATGCGTATCGAGATGGTACGAGCATCATTAATGAATTCAATGTGCAAAACAATACGGTGCAGGCTGGTCTTGAGAAGGCCAAGAAGGATTTTAAGGATGTGCGGGTGGAACTTGGTGAAAAACTACAGCCGGTTATGAAATACATGATTACGACCGGTAGCCTGACGGTTAAAGGGTTGAAAGCAGTAGTTTCCGTATTGTTTGAATATAAAGGGATCATATTATCAACGATTACAGCAATAACCGCATATACTTTGTGGATAAAGGCCGGAGCGATTGCAACTGCCGCCTATAATACTATCACTAAAGCAGCTACATTAGCTACCAATCTGTTTAATAAGGCAACAAAGGCAAGCCCTTGGGGACTTGTTGCTGCCGGGGTATCGGCTGTGGTTTCGTACTTTACTGTTTTCAAAACGAAATCAGATGAAGTTACGGAATCGCAAAAACGGTTGAATGATGAGTTAGAGCGTACAAAATCTACAATGGATTTAATCGCTGGCGTGAAAGTGAGTGCTGAGAATCTACAGTTCCTTACAGATAAGCAGAAAGAGCAGCTGAAAGAAGATGCTAAACGAGGAATTGACGAATTAGATGGCCTGATAACCAAAGGTATGATTGCCAATAAACAATGGTATGAGTCGGAGAAAAATAGCTTATTGAAGTTGGCAGGAGATAATGAGATACTGAAAAAATCATATATGAATGGTCTTGAAAAAGATTTGCATGAGCGTATGCAGGTTATTGCTGGATATATGGATAAGAAAAATGAGTTGGAGAAGATTGTATCTATGGTTCCTGATAATGCATCGGGTACGGGCGGTGCGGCAAATGAAAAAACTCTGGACAAAGAATTGTCTATGCGTGAAGAAAAACTGAGGCAAGAGATGCAGGTTGAACAAAACTTGCTTAAAGAGAAGTTCTTGAACGAGGACATGATTCAGGAAAAATATCAGCAAGAATTATATAGAGCAGAAATGAGTTATCTTTTGAAGCGTAAGGCTTTGTTGGAGGCTTATGGCAAGGATGTCTCTGGTATTCAGGGGCAGATCTATGACAAGATGATTGCAGAATCAGACCGTTTGGCACAGGCGGCTAAGGTTGCCGATAAAAATGCGCAGTCTGATAATTTGGCTGTTATTGATGAAGAATATCAGATTCAAAGAGCCGCATTGAAGCAGGCTTATGTCTCAGGTGATATCAAACGGGAAGCTAACTACCTGGAACAGCTGAAGGAGTTGGAACGGCAATATCTGGAAGAACGGAGAGATATGTTGGCTGCTTATGAAGAGGATACTTCTTCCATTGACAGTAGACTGCAGGATATGGATATGGCTGATAAGAAGGACGGTAAGGAAAAACAGCGTGAACAAGGTTTCCGGGAAATAGATGAGACTTTTTCTTTCCCTCAAAAAAATGACATTTTACAAGCGATGTATGATGCTGATTTGATTTCTTATGAAGAATATCAGGATGAGAAATCTCGGATTGCAGAGGAACGCGAACAACAGCGGGCAGATACGGCAAGAGCTGCATTGGATGTAATAGGACAGGCCGCTTCAGCAGCCAGTCAAGTTGTCGGTGCATTACAAGATGCAGAAATAAGTAAGGTTACTCGTAAATATGACAAGCAAATAGCTGCTGCCAAGAAAGCTGGTAAAGATACCACAAAACTTGAGGAAGAAAAGGAAGAAGCTATTAATCAGGTAAAAAAGAAATATGCGGATAAACAGTTTGCTGCCGCTGTATTGCAGGTGACGGCCAGTACTGCGGTTGCTGCAATGGAAGCATATAAGGCCATGGCCGGGATCCCGATTGTTGGACCGGCATTGGGAGCTATTGCTGCTGCTGCAGCTGTTGCCAGTGGTGCTGCACAAATAGCTGTTGCGAAACAACAACGTGATGAAGCGAAGGGGTTGAAGTCCGGCGGTTATTCTGATGATTATGTAGAAGGGTATACTAAGAGTGGG